GAGACATATCAGCGACTGACTTCTCGTTGAGAGCGTCTTCAACTTCCTTCTTTGAAGCAAGATTACCGATAGAGTCGATGACGATCATAACACGTTCGCCGCGCTCAAGAGCAGTCAGCTGCTTCATGATATCAAACTTCAGCTGCTCTACGTCCATGACTGGCGTATGAACAACTGCATCAAATGGAATACCGAAAGTGTTGAAATAAGATTGCGGCGTGCCAAACTCTGAGTCGTAGAAAAGGATTACGCCGTCAGAATACTTCTTGAGAAACGCAGATGCCATAAGCAAAGCGAAGCCAGTCTTGAAGTGCTTCGAAGGACCAGCCAGCATGGTAATACCAGGAACGAGTCCGCCATCTACTGAGCCAGACAACGCAACGTTAATCATAGGCACAGTGGTAGGAATGATATCTTTCTTTGTGAAGATCTTGGAATCTTCGAGCGTGGCAGTAAATTCGATGGTAGAATTCTTAATCAGTTTTTCTCTAAGTGACATACTTCACCTCCAATGTTCATATTACCGTATTCGACTGTAATTGTCAAGACTTCTTTTCAATTGTTATCGGTTCCCACATATCTCCGTCTGTTGTAACCGCTTCTAATCTATCAACTTCTCTTCGCAGATCTTTGCTGGCTGCGATGATCAGTAGAACTGCTAGTGGATCAATGACGAGAACGAGCAGCAGTATCATGATACGAATGGCTGCTTCTAGATCACGTTCATTACCTTCACCATAGATAAGTTCAGCAACATAACGAATAGGTCCGACTTCTAACTTGATAGCTCGTGTAGCCTTCAGGAGTGGAGCTTTCTCATCGAGCAGCACGTCGATTGCTTTTTGTGCGTCTTTCATTTCAGCTGCTAGAGTTTCGCGTTCTTTACGCTGCTGTTGACGTAACTGTAGTGCAGTTTGTGCGCGATTGTTTCTGTCGATGATCGCATCAATGGCTTTGTCTAGCTGACTAAGCTGCTGTTCCGCTCGCGTGATGCGCACGCGCTCGCGCGCGATGTTCTCGTCGATACGTTCTATCTTAGCTGCTACATCACCACTTGGTGCGACTTGATCTAGATGAGCTTTGGACAAGAAACCAAAGATACCCATGCTAGTGATGAGCATGAGAATGAGCAACGCAGAAGTGAAATATGTCTTGAGTAGAAATGGAATGTATTTCCAATTCCTGTAAAGCCAAGAAGCAAGAATGATCTTTCCGAACTCTAGTGTACCACCAAGGATGATTACTGCAAGAGAAGCTCCTGCGAAGATAGCAACAAGGCCTGTTACTGAGTACCACGCTGCAACGACAGAGAGCGCGATCCCTGTCAGCATAATCAACCAGCGATCTATGTTTATTCTCATGACTTTTCCTGAAACTTCTTAAATAGTAAGTATGCGTCTCCGATAAACATATCTTCTGTCGAAAACACTATTAGGATTCTATTGGTAGTATAATCGACAGCTACTCGCTGACCACCAGAACCATTCCACCAAAAAGAAGAATCATCTCGAATCCAAGTCTGATAACCATACCAAGGATAGTATCCACCGACAGTCTTCAGTATGTTTCTGATCTGCTTACTGTTCGCTTCCTTGATATAAGGATTATCGTGCGTTTCTTTACTGAAGAATATCGCTAGTCGTATCCAATCTTGGAGAGTAGCACTAAATCCAGCTTGTGCCATCACTTTACCATCTTTGTCTAAGTACCAGTGACCTAGACTTTGTGCATTAGATGGATGCCAGATATATTTAGAGAACTTCTCTAAGAATCCTCCGTTGTTATCTATAATGTTTGCTAGTGCTTGAGTATCTGTAGAACTGTAATTGAACAGCTTTCCAGATTGAAATCTACGATCACCTAAGAACCTTAGAATGTCTAGATTTGACGCATGCAGATGCGAAAGCACCTGCCATTGATTTTCTCTATGATTACCACTGTTTAACGCTAGATCTACACCACTCGCCATGATTAACATATCACGAACGGTAGCCTCACCGAATACAGTTCCCTCTAGATCTTTAGAGTAGTGCGATCCAGGTAGATTGATATCGTCGATAACGTATCCGATTAGATATCCAATCAGACTCTTACACATCGACCATGAAAAAAGAGGGATGTTCTTTCCTGCTGGAAACCTATACTTCTCGAATAAAACTTCTTCGTTTTCAACGAGAGCTATCGCTACAGTTGAATGCTTCTCGAACAGTTCATTTGCTTGTAAAAGTAATCTAGCATCATGAGCACTGAACTTCTTTCGATATGTAAGCTCTTGTTTAACGCCCTTAGGTTGTAGAGCGATACTATTAGATCTTAAGGCGTAGCCACCGCATAACAGAAATGGATCTACGCCTGTGAAGTTACTCATGATCGATGTTTGACATCTTTCTACGCCCAATAGTTTGATTCATACGAGCGCGGATGTAGGCGTTTTCCCAGGTCCAACACTCACCTGTGTCATCCTGAAAGCAAACCCACATCAAATCATTTTCCATTCCGTAGTCAATAATGAAATGAGCCATTCCCTTTCCCTTTGGAGTCATGATCGGGATAGGGGGATTCAGCTGAATCATATTACTCTGCATATCATCCTCTAGTTATTTTCGACACAGCATCCAACTGACGCTGACAGACTTCGCGTCTGTTAGGCCAGTGAATCCATTCTTTATCTGCAGTCTTTAGTAGATTATTCAGCAGCGGAACTACGATAGCTTCTAGCTGTCTGATCTTATCACGCATTTCTGTTTCTGTAGCACTGGAAGCTACGTTGTTTTGCATTCTGCTGAACTCAACAAGAATGCGATCTAGCTTTTCATCAACAGAATCGAAACGATCATCCAGATCGATATTAATAACTGGCTGCTCGACAGGAGCTGGCTTCGCGAAGTCTGGCTCATCGACTGCGGAGAATCCATAGTCTTGTCCGAGATATTCAGCAGGGATATTCACAGTCATGCAAAGAAATCCTCCAATGTACTTTGCTTTTCTTCGTGCCAGTTGATCACTTCAAGAATAGCGCGCAACGGCTAGAGAAACGTCTTGTCAAATTGCGTATCGTAATCAATGTACTTCTTCAGATTGAACTCCGCAGGCAGTTCATTGATCGCAGATATCACATTGTCGTGTAATGGGTTTGGCATCTTGAGATAGGAGAAGCGAATCTTCTCACCATCTTTGATATACTCATACTTCTTATTCAGTTTCATCTCGCGGATCTTGCTGTTATACAACAGAGCACCGCGAACATGAATCGGAATAGACTTTGTTTCCTTGGCATATTTAGTTAGATTCTGCACAGATCTTGGGAACGAGACTTCTTCGAACGGCAGCTGATTGAACTCGTTTCTAAAGTCGGCGATGAACTCTTGCAGAGTCGTTTCGTCCTTCGACATAATAATGTTCAGCGCGTCGATGATAGCCTGACGACACACAGCAGGAGTCGACGACTTAACTGCTTCGATGCCCATGATCTTTAGTTTGGGCTTTGCATAGCGCACACCTTCCGAGTCATGGACGTTGAGGATATATCGCTTCTTCGCAGTCCAGATACCACGATCAGCGATAACCTCACGCTTCATGTTCATTTTTTGCTGGAACGCTTCCATCCGATCAGCAAGATCCTGATAGATGCGATCAATAACAGGTTCAATCTTCTCGCGAGCCACCTTGTCCAGAAAGTCAACGACCATTTGCTTCGAATCTTCAGAAGAATCAAGTTTCTTTCCTCGTTCTTCAAAGACCATTTGTACAAGTCTATCAAAGCAGATGTATAGCGAATCCGTATCTGCAGCAATGACATAGTCGGCATCCTTAGTCTTGAGTAGTCTATTCAAATACTTATTCATCTCGTTCTCAGCCCAACGAATAGAGAGCTGGCCACCGAGTGTAATAGCTGATGCCTGATTGATATCAAAGAAACGGAAATGAGGATTACCAATCGCACCGTAAGCTGAGTTCAGCTGGACTTTCTTAGCAAGCTGCATATTCTTGTATCGAGAGATATCCTTAGACGCTTGCTTAGATTTGCTCGCTTCATACTCCTTCTGCGCAGCGATCATCTTTTCCTTATACACAACGCGATCGTTGTACATACGTTCCATGATCTCAGGTAAGAATCCTTGACGTGCTTTACTAAAGAAACATCCATTCGCAGCTAGACCATATCCATCTGGTACCTCAGGGAAGATACCTTCAAGCAACTCATCAACACTCGTCTCAACTTTCATCGCTCCACCGCGTCCGTCACGCAGCAGAGTTTCAGGTGAGATATTATACTGCATAATGAGATGTGGATAAAGCGAGTTCAAGTCAAATGACATAACCCAGTCATATCCGCCTGGCTTTGGTTCTTTGACGTGAGCGCCAACATACGCTTCGTCTTTAGATCCACCACCCTCAACGGGAACTGCGATCTTCTGCTTATACAGATGGTTATGAATGATGACGTCCCACATACGAACTTGTGTGAACACATCTATCAGCGTGACCTTCGCGTCGTACGCGAGGGCGAGGGCCATGTCAATCAACTTCATCTTATCGTCGAGTTTCTCAACGAGCTCAACGTCTCGAATGTTATACTCGATGAACTTCTGGAAGTCGTTCATATAGAACTCATGCAGCGTTTCGTATTCGTCATACGATAGCTTGCGTTCACCTAGTTCTACGAAGCCAATGTGATCTAGCTTGTAGCTTTCTTGCTGAGTGTATGTGAACTTCTGATACATCTCGAGATAGTCGAGAGTAGCAACGCCGCCAATGTTGTAAACAGTTTCTTCTTTGAACTTCGTGCGAACACGACGTTCCTTGATGATACGCCAAGGAGAGAATCGTTTGGCTTCACTCTCACCAAGAACAGAACTCATACGACGAACGAGATACGGAATATCGAAGAAGGTGACGTTCCAACCAGTTACGATGTCTGGATACTCGTCGCTCCACTCGCTCAGGAACTTGACGAACAGTTCTTTCTCGTTGTTGCATTGATAGTATCGTACATCATCGCGCTTAACTTCGAAGTCACCATATCCCCACACATGGAAGATACCATCTTTCTTAAGCGTGATAGCTGTAACAGTATCCGATGCACGTTCGACTGTAGGGAAACCAAACTCTGAGCTGACCTCGATGTCGATGTAGGCAACCTTGATAAGATCGCGGTCATACACGATTTCATCTGGATACTCATCGTTCAGATAAGCATACATGAATCGCGGCATACCATACAGATTGAAGTTGCTCACATCATCATAACGAGCAATAAACTCCTTTGCGTCGCGCATAGAGTCAAATGGCATAGGATCAAGCGGCAAGCCACGAATGTCCTTCCACACTGCACCTTCGCGCTTAGATGGCAGAAACAACGTGGGTTGATAGGGAATCTTTTCGTTGAATGGGCGTCCGCGATCGTAACCGCGGACGAGGATGTTGTTACCGTATTCAATCGCGTTGGTGTAAAACTTTTTCATGGTGATATAGTATCACGTTAAGACGCAGTTGTCAAGATCCCTTTCTTAGGTAACACCAAGCCTGAACCAAAGTTCTGATTGTAGGCTGCTTCGATCTGATCGTCTGGCTCATAGGTAAACATAACATTGCGAGGATCGAGAATGATCTCTTTGTTCTTAGCCATAGGAATGAAATCGACCAAAGCCATATTAGCCTTACCTGATGCGCCAGGATGAAGCATAACAGCAGCGGGTTTCACGACCTTGATCATGTTACCCACCACTCCAACTTTTCCTACGATCTCATCGCCATTCAATAGACGAAGCATCATAACAGCAAGTTGAGCATTCTGCACTTCATTTACATTCACAGGATTCACGTTCATATCATTTCCTTACTTTGTTACGCCTTGCATCTTTTCCTGGCCGCGGGACCATGCGGCAATACCAAGGACGGCACCCATTGCGAGATGGAATAGACCAGCGCCTTGCAGCGTGAGTGGATTCCATTGTGTAAGTGGCATCTTGACCATAACCTGTGCGATTGACCACAGGACAGGGAAGATCGCCATATCAAGAACACAGATAACCATATAGCACCAACCCATTGCAGGTCGCCACTTCTTGACCATCCAGTCTTCATTCTGCTTTGCGT